AAAGTTGTTTCATTTCTTGTGCTGTAGCACCTGTTAGGGCTTGTACTTGGCTCATTCCTGCTTCAAAATCCATACCTAATTTGATAGCAGCGGTACCTAAGCCTATCAATGGCATAGTTACTGTCGCAGTAAGTGTTTTACCAATACCACTAATAGTTTTACCAGTACGTTGTATATCTCTGCCCATTCTCTTGTATGTTCTAGAAAAATCCCCTACGCTCTTTTCAACTCTTTGAATTGTATCTGTAAAGTTGTCTTTAAGTCTTATAACTGCGTCTAAAACGTGTGCCATTCTATCACCTGCCTTTTTTTAGGCATAAAAAAGACACCCTGTTTTAGAGTGTCTTAAAAAACTTTTCAGTTTAATATTGCATTTCTCCGTTCACACTTACTATCATTGCGTGCATGGAACCCGTAGCGCCAACCACATTGTCAACTCCAAGATCCGATGCTGCATATTTTAAGCCCGAAAGCGTGCCCCAAACTTCAACAATATCACCGATTTCAGCATCGAATCTACCTTTATGAATGGGCATAACATATCCATCTTCGTTTCTAACCAGCCAAGCTTTACCATCATCTTTAGTCATTGGAACGGTAGTTTCTAATGTAGCGCCACCTACAACCTCACCTTTAAAATAATAATACATGCCTTTAAATGTATGTTGTGCGTTATCAAAGAGCACTTTTCCTGGGCCAGCAGGGTGTTTTTCTGCATTTTCTTCGCAAAGTGCCTTGAAGTCTTTTTCGGCTTCTACCTGTGCAGCTTCCTCTTGTTCATCAGGTTCAGCAACCTCTGCTGTCTCACTGTTTTGAGCACAGCTAACAACAAGCAGTCCCATAAAAATCAACACAGCACACAGAATATACACTTTCCAGCACCTCTTCACCGCAACAACCCCTTTTCTGTTTTTTTATATTTTATCACATACGGGGTCGTTTATTCAAAGATTCTATATCTTTGCGCAGTTCTTCCATCTCTTTTTCCATGAAAGCTTTGATAATTTTTTGCTCCCCAGCTGGCATCCAATAATACTTACTAGGTTCCCATCCTTTATATTTGAATAATAAATATAATATATTAGTCATTGGATCGGTTTCAATTAATTTTTTATATCCTCTTCCTCATCATCTATCTCATAACCACTTAACTTGCTTATCAAATTATAAAGATCGTCAATTTCTCCAGGAAGCAGCATTTTCTTAATTAATTCTTTAGGCGTTGGTGCCTTGAAATGGTCCAAAAGCCTTTTATCTTTCAAATTAGGTTCGATTATTCCCTCGACACAAGTCATTACTTTCATTTCGAATAATTGTACGTCTCTGATGTTGCCTTTTTTGGTTAAATCTATCGCTTTTCTCTGAATGTCAGCATAAGTTTCTCCGTCCAGGGCCTGACATTTAAAAATAACTTTTTCTCCAAGCAATTTTGACAACCTTTCAACCTCAAACTCTTGTGTCGGTTTTTCTATAACCTTGTTAACATCTAATTGCAGTAATCTATCAACTAAGCTCACTTTATTCCCTCCTGTTTTTATTAATTCTAACATCATATTGAACAAGATCACTAAGAGGGCAATTAATCGCCCTCTATTAAATCTAGCGGTTCCCAATCTTCAAAGCTAAACGGAACTTCTTCTTCGCCCGCAGTTTTTGCTTCCCAATTTGCTAATGTCAGCTCTTCAAATGTGACATTTTTTAACATTATTCTTTCTGCCCCAATTGCATCAGGATCATCTAATTTGGTTATTATTGTGCAAGATGTTTGCCTACCCTGTTTTAAGTTGTCGCTTAATAATTTAATAAACCTAGAAGTTACTTTATGAAGCGTAAGGGTCCCAGTTCCTTCATGGCCCAGCATTTTTTTACCTTTACCAAGCCTTCTAGGTCTATTTATATCTTCATATTCTATTGCAACTCTTGCCTCCACTCCTTTCACTTCTGCTAGATAATCTCCATCTAGCCAAGCTTCTCCCCAGCTCCCATTTATTACCTGTTCAGGCTTTATTTCTTTCATACTTTATCCCTCCTATATAGTAATGGGTAGCTCAATATCTTCAATAGCATCCAGTATTTTAATGTTTGCCGTCAAGAACACTTTATCTTTAGTATTAGCTTCTTTTATTTCTTGCTCATTCATTTCATCTACGGTCCTGCCATCTGGTGTTTTGTAGCCAATAGACTTCAAATAATTTGCTTGTGCAGCAATATCTATTCTTACAAAATTTTGACCCCTGTCCAATATTCCATCTAATTCTAACTGATCAAAATACCCCTGGATTGCAGATATGAGCAAGCACTTGTTATCGTAGCTATTTGCATACTTGCCCAGGTAATTATCTTCTGCCGTTTTCTTTATATCATCATGAATCATATCCATTACATCGATGATTTTGATTTTTTTGAACGATTCACCTTTTTCCTGAGTAGTGGTTACGAGTGAATTGACTGCCCTTGCTACTTTGATTTTTTCTCCATCGTTATACAGCTGAAGTTCTCCCCGATCTATTGCTTGGTCCAATTCATCTTTAATCAACTTTTTGCAGTCAATGAGTTCAGGTAGCGGAGCAAACGTTGCAGCCATAGTAAGCGGCGTTCCGGCAAAAATCCCTGCAAATCTGGAACAATATTCTGCAGGCCCGTATATTGCAGTTCCGTCATCCATTTCATCGGCCGTTACATTGATTATTCCCTCATGGTCTGCCGGCGTATTTGGCAGCACCGCCTTTACTTTGATTTTTTTATTATCCCTCAGCTGCTTAATCCAATTAGCTACCACAGTCGTTTCTTCTGGTTGTATTTCAGGAATGGCCAAATAATCCCATTTTATGGTTTCTAAATAATTCATGGCTTCCGTATAATCATCTTCTGCTCCGATCATGTAAGCTATAACTTTTTTCGGTGGTCTCTGATAGCCCATCAGAGCTAAATTGACTTGCTTTTTATTTGCCTGGCTCATGTTTTCCGGTATATCTGCCGGAGATGTTATTATGACAGGGTTTTTATCTGGCACGGTTCCTCTTAAAATTAAAGCCACTATGCCTCTTTGGCCTCTTTGGATTGCAGTTATCCCCAACTCACGAAAAGTTATGTTGATGCTTGGCAAACCCATTCAAATCACTCCTTTAAATTGATATTTAATTCTTTCATGACCTCGTGTTCTTCTGTCTTCTCTATACCGGCCAAGTAATGCAAATCAAATCTGAATTGGAGCGCTTCATCTACTATTTCGCTTCTAATGTTTTGTAACAAAAAAGACCTTTGGTTGACTTTCAACGCCATACCAAAAGCCTTTTTTAATTCTCCATCCATTCTTAGATTCTCTAAATCGGTACCATTTTTTGAAAAGTAGTTGATTACTATCATCGTCCTATGAGACATGTAATTTATTGTTTCATAGTTAGATGTGATTGGTACTATCTGTGTAAAAAAAGCCGGTCTTTTAAATCCCTTTTTTGTATCATCGGAATAAAGTTCTATATCCGGAAATTTTGCTCTTAAAACATTATTAACTGCTTTTTTTATATCTACAATGGCAATCATATCATCACCTGCTCAACTCCCTAAACAGTTCATCCAACCAATTTTCTAATTCCTGAGTAATAGGTTCTTCCATCTCTTTTACTGTGCGCTCTAAATAAAATTTCCCTTCCGTCCAACCCAATTCTTTTCCACTTTTAGATACCTTCCGATGCCCTTTTTCTACAAGGTGAAAATGTGGGGCAGTATTAGTCATTCCCTTTTGATAACCACCTTTAATTTTTTCTACAGGTAGGAGTTTGTATCCTTTTCTTAAATTTCCAGTCTTTCCTTTTGGCGTATTATTCATTGCTTGTTTTCTTAATTCTTTTCCAACTTCATCTAATTTATCTAATATCCTATCTGGGGCTTTCCTCTCAATTAATTGAAGCTTTTCTTGAAACTCTTCTATACCAATAAACTTTATTTCAGTCATCATTTCACCTTCTCAACAGCATATATTTCCATATATTGATTTCTTTCTCCTATGTTTAGTATTGACTGTATATTAAATATTCTGCCTTTGAATTCAATCATCATATCAGGAGTTATGTCTTCTATATAGCGCACAATAATACGATATGTTACTTCAGGCTGAATTTTTCTGGCCTCAAGATATTCACGTCCCTTGATAGGTTCTATGCTGCCCCAAACAGTTTTAAATAGTTTCATATCAATAACTGTTTCTCCAATCTCATTTTCTATTTCTTCTGGGCGAAGGAAAGTTATCCTATGTCTTAGTTTTCCTGGATTCATCCTTCCTGCGCCTCCTCAAATGACTCATAGCAATATTTTAGTTGAGTCAGCATACTTTCAATTATCGGTCTTACTTTTTCACTTGCCTTACCAGTATATGAATACTCCCTATTCTCAAACCAATCTGTTATTAATACCAAACAAAACAATTTTGCAAGGGAATTTGTGTTATCAAACTGATTCCCCGTGGCATTCTTTAAATATTCCTCGGCAGCATTCATAAGTGAAGTTATGAGTATATCGCTTTCATTATCGTCTATTCGCAAATATTTTTTTGTTTCTTCTAGGGTTACAATAGCCAATTTTGTCACCCCTTTATAGACAATAGAGAGAGGTGATACCCTCTCTCTA